GTCCTCACGCAGGGTGCGCCCAGGCAACGCCGACGGATGCGGGCCGACCATGATCACCTCACCCGGCAGCGACTCGGCAAGCACCGAGGCCCCTACCATCTGCTGCGTCGAAGCGGACGGCTGGTGCCCAGCAACCACAATGGCAGTGAGCCGGGGGCGCAGGTCCGAGACCTGCTGCGCCACCTTCGCATGGCTCAGCCTCTCGGCTCCCTGATCGATGATCGCAACTTTGTAGCCTCTGTCGCGAAGCCAGCCGGCGATCATGCGCGCCCATAGGGGCGGCTCGACGGCCGTGAACTCGTCCGCGAGCTGCTGGTAGATCGCTCGCGCGCCGCCGGGATGAATGACCACCAGGTCAAGTGCCATAAGCCCAATGTCTCCGCGATAGGTGCCACGGCTTCGGTTGGCCGTGGAAAACGATGACGCGCGCCCCAACCGGTGGGACGAAACGGTGCCGGCACTGATGCTTGAAGCTAACGCACCACTCAGGCGGGAAGAGTGCGATCTCCGGCATGTGCTTCGTTACCCACGCCTGGTCCCCGCCTTTCATTTCTTGGCCGTCGTAGCGCTCGTACACATGATCCGCCACGCCCGCGTCCCAAGCCATGACGCTAGAATTTATCGTCGGCCGTTCCCAGTCCTTGATCGACGCGAACGGCGCATCGAAGTTCGCGATTTCGGCAAGGCTTCCGATCACCGTCACATCGAGGTCGAGATACAGAACCCGGCCCTTAAAGCGGCCGGGCTCGAACAGCGATATCTTCGCCCACCACCCAGGAAACGGCGAATCGTTGAGACAGACGAACTCGTAATCACAGTCAAGATGCGCGGCGACCTGCCCACGCAGGCGCTCAACGTGACTGCGGTCGTAGATGCCGCCAGCCTTCAGAACACAGGCGAGGGTCAGCAAGACTATGTGACTTTCTCGACGGTCTCGACAACGGCGCTGTCCTCATGAAGACAGAGCCAGACTCGCTCGCATAGAGCACGGCAGCGCTCCAAATCCTTAATGTGGAAAAAAGCCATCGCCGCATCCGGCACACCGATGGTCCAGTTAAGACCGCCGAGATGATGCCCTTCTTCTTCTGCGATCTTGCGCAATGCAGCCATTACCTTGTCGTAGGGCAAGTCAATTCGCGCGTGACGATGGGTCGTTACTTGAGTTGTGATGTCCGTCATGGCTCTCTCAACAGCTCCTTTGTCCATCCGCTCATCGAGTAGACGCCCTCGTGCCATTCGCTCTCCGCCTCGATTTCACGGCGTAGATTATCGATCACATCTTCGCGTGTCATCAGCTCGCCCAGCCGGTGGCCCGTGTAGTTGCCTGGCACCAGGGGGCAGCCGCACAGGATCACCGGGTCGAAGCCCATGAGCCACGCCAGCTTCCTCGCGCCCCACGCCGATCCGCCGCCGCCTCGGGCGTCCTGCCACCAATAGGCAACGTGCGCCATCGGCCCATTTTTCGCGATGTTCGAGCCATGGACCGTGAAGTCGCGCCCAAATCTGCGACGCTGCCGGGCAAGCCATTGGAATCTCGGCGCGACGAACCTCTCCGGATGCTTGCTGTACAAGGCCGCCGCCTTGACCTCTCCGGCCGCGCCGTTCACTGCGATGACAGGGGCATCCCCGGCAAGCGCTCTGGCCCGCACGAGATCTTCGTGCAGGCAGAACGCGCTACCGGCTACGATGCAGGGGCCGCGATGCTTGAACGGATAAGGGGGCGCCGAAACGCCCCCTCCCCGATCCGTGCGTGACGCCACTCAGTCGCCGGAAGACAGAAGCCCCGTACCGAGTCCGATCTCGGCGATGTTGACCGCGCCGGCCAAGGTCGCCGCATCGTTCGAAATGACGTTGGTCACGGCGAACATCTTGAACTCGCTGAGCGTGCTGCCCGCCGCGAACGGCGTGGCCGACCAGGTAAACGAGAAAATCATGTCCCCGATCTGGAGATTGAGATTGTCGTCCACGTTGTTGAAGTAACCGCCGGTCTCGACGACATCGTTCTGGTCTTCGGTGTCGTAGCGGTAGAGATGCCGACCAGGAGGTGCGTTCCCGAGAGGGAAAAGATTGCCTGCTGTGTATGCCATCTTTCAGCCCTCCTAGCTCGTCGGCAGGTCGGCAGCGTCATCCACGTCGCCCTGGATGACACCGGTGTCGTCAATCAGAACGCCGCCGCCGCTCATCAAGTGGTTGATGAAGTGCGCGGCACGATCACCGTGCCAAGTGATGTCGGCCATGATCGCCTGCCTGCCGGCGACATTGCCAGCAGACTTGGCGGAAGCGTACCCAATCGCCTGTTGGTTCCAGACGAACGGCTCGGCGTTGGCCGCCCCTACGTTCGGAAGCCCGGTATGGGTCAGCCACTTGATGCCGATCCACTCCTTGAATCGACGCATCGGCGGTGCGCTCTTGAGAACCGACGGCATCCCCACCCAGTCGGCGCGGGTGAACTGCTGCACGGTTTCGGCGAACGCCCATTGCTTCGTGGTCAAGGCCCCGTAGTTCCGGCCATCGTCGGGAACGTCGTTGGCGAAAAGCGCCTGCGCCATCAGGAGCATGGCGTTCCGAATAGCCGCCGCCGAAGTTATCGTCCAGGTGATCGTGGTCTGGGTCGTCCCGGTCAGCACCGTGATGATCTGGTCGTCAACCTTTCGGCCCAGCGCCCAGGCACCGCCTCTGGCGATGACCTGGCGTTCGTCGATGTTGATCTTGGCTTCGTCGAGCTTGTCAGACCAATCGCCCGCGTAAAAGTCGGCCAGCGTAGCCTGCGGCGCGGTGTGAGCCTGGTTCATCGGCGTGATGGTGCCGTGACGCGCCTTGGTCGTCGCGACGCCCTTGCCGACCACCTGGAACGTGGTGGAACTGCCGATCACGTTGCGCTTGTGACGCACCGTGGGCAGCAATCGCGAGCCCTCGCGTTGGAAAACGTCGTGGACCCGCGCCTCGTAGTCGCGAATGAACGCGGTGGTGATGGATGTGCTCATCCAGCGCACTCCCCTTCAAGGGGTTGCGGACGAGCATGTCGTTCAGTGTGCCGGAGAACGCTGGCGCGGTGTGCCTAATCAGGAGCGCGCCGGGACATTCAACCAGAGTGCCCGATATGCGGCGACGTGAGGCAGAGCGCTATTGCGGTGTGCCACCTCACGTTCGCCTTTAGCCTACTCCTCTGTTGGTGTCAAGCGATTACCATGTCACACGGCACGGCCCTGGGCGCCGACGATCGGCTGCTCGCCAACCTGCTTGCGCGCGATTTCCTGGAGCCGCCTGTCGAGCCGGTCAGCCTCGACGGTGTTGCCGTCGTCGATCGCCATCGCCTGCTTAGCCAGCAGATCGGACTGCTCTTCCTGGAGGCTCGATACCTGGTCGTCGGTCATGCCGATCAGTGGCCTTGCCTCGCCCACCATCCGGCCGACGTTCGTGAACGTGCGCACGAACACTGGATGGTCGCCGAGCAGCATGCCATCGATCTTGACGTTGTCGGCGAACGCCATGAGGTCCTCGCCGCCGTACTCGCGCGCGGTTTGATGGGCAAGTTGTGCGTTGGCGTCGTAATCATCACCCATTTCCTTTCGCAGCGTGGCCTCACCTTCATCGGCAGCTTTCTTGAGCGCGGCAGCCTCCGCCTTCATCGTCGCCTTCACTACCCCCGCTTGCCAGTCCAGATAATCCTGCGCCGCAGCAGTTGACACATGGTTTTTGTGCGAAATAGCGAGAAATTCTTTCAGAAGTTCGCTGTCCTCAGCCTTGCCAAGCACCTCTTCGTCAACCGTGACCTTGTAAGCGTCCGGTGTCGCGGGCACGCCAAGGGCCTTGTGAAATGCTGCGACCTCTTCCGGCTCGGCATCTTTCCCCGGTAGAACGATGGCCTTTGAGAGCTTCTGCTGGAATTCCAGCGTTGCTTTCGCCATGTCGGCCGCGGTGGTGAAGCGATCGGCGAGCTTGCGAGCCTTCTCGTCCTCGATCGTGTCGCGCCAGTTCGCCGGCGTCTCAGCCTTGACTTCGGCGGGGTCGGCCGCCGGCGGTTCCGCCTCTCGCGGGAGTGTTTCGGGCGATCCCGTCGGCGGCTCCGCTGCTGGGTCAACGGTGGGGTCTTCTGTGCCAGGGTCAATCGCGGTCGTCACATCGTCTGCCATGTCTCACCTTCTGGGTTTCTCCGATATCGTCTGCTCGGGCTGCTCGCGCGGCTCGGTCGTCAGCATGCCGAGCAGCCAGCGTCCAACGTCTTGCCTCCCGATTGCATGGAAGGTAGCCAAGGAATCGACAGCGTTTTCGGCTCTTGCCACTGGTGTCTTCAGCACCCCCACATGGTCGAGAATGAGATAGAGCACCCGCTGCGCCTGATGCTCGCTCGCAGTGCCATTGAGAAGGACTGCACGAAAATCGCGATAGCGATCCCATGCCGTGTAGAGCGGCGGCGGTTTGGCCGCGGTCGTCAGCCCAGGAAGGATCGCCAGCGCCTCGAGGCCAAGCTCGGCCTCGGCAGCCTTGTCTTCCGCCACGTCAGCCGCCGCCGGTGGCGCCAAGCAGCTCGGGCGGCACCTTGCCGGCAATGTCGGCGACCGCCTGCGCGCCTTCGATCAAGCTCCGGGTCTGCTCGGCCTGGGCTTGCTCTTCCGCCCGCGCTTGGCGCAACGCAGCCACGGCCTCCAGCGGGCGCAGCCAGCTCTGCCGCATACCAGTCGCCAACGCAACGTCGCGAGTAATCTGGTCGCCGTCGAGCTGGTCGATGATCTCGGGCTGAAGCGGCAGTATCGGCGCCAGCGTCTCCATTGTCCGCATTACGGTCATCGGCTCGCTTTGCAAGCGCACCTGCTCGATCGGCGAGCGGTACTCGAACTTTACCTCCTGGCCCTGGAGTATCTCCGGTGGGGTTGCGAAGGCACCTGGGATACGCATCATCAGGTTGAATACCCGATCGACGATCGGCGCGAGATAGTCGGACTCGAGCCTCCCGAACACCGGCCCAATCGCGCGAACGAACTCCTCGCGTCTCTCAAGCACCTCGGTCGCGGTCATTTGAGGCCCACCGAACGGCAGATTGAGCACGTTGCGGAAGAACGCCATGAACACCTGCTCGCGAGTGCTTTCCTGCATCTCCAGCCCGATCGGCAAGTTCTTGCCCGTGTCGAGCGGCACGACCGGAATGCGCCCCATATCGATTGCCATCTGGGCATCGAAGTAAGTGATCCCGCCGTGGAATGTCCGCGCGCCCGAAATGATCGAATCCGACGCCGCAAGCAATGGCGGGTCAACCGCGAGATGCCCCGCAGCCAGCAGCGTCCGTCCCATTTCGTGAAGCGTCGAGCAATCAGGAAGCGCGAGCATACCGGGCGAACGGCCATAGTCCTCGCCCGCAGCCGTGTCCCATCGCGGGGTGGCGAGCGGGAACTCGTGGTAGCCGCCCTCATTGACCAGGTGCTCGGAATCGACATCGATGACGATCGAGGTCACCGGCATGTTGCGGCTATCGCGCCGCCGCGGGTCACGGTCGCGGCGCGGCATGATCGCCTCGACGAAGGTGAACTTGTCGTCCTTACGTCCTGCGTCGTCCAAAGCCTCGCGTGTCTTCTCGCCGAGCTTCGTCTCGTCACCGAAGCGTTGCAGCGCTTGGCGCGCAGTCAAGCGATCGACCAGGAACGCAGTGTCAATCTGGCCGTCGGCGTTCGACGCGAGATAGACGTTTTTCAGGTGCAGCGCCCGGAAATTCAGGCTTCTCCGATTGCGCGTCAACCCAGTGAACAGCACGCCGGTTCCGAATACCACCAGGTCGATATCCACCTCACCCGACGACTGGAGAAACCGCGCTCGCGGCGCATAGATCGCGGCGTACATGCGGTCCTCGGTATCCTCGAACCACAGCCGCGCCTCGTCGAGCTCGTTGAGTTCGTGGTCGCTCGCCCGGACGTTGAACCACCGCTCGGATTTGGGCTTGATCATCGCGTCGATCGCGCTCGCGAGCCCTCGCGACGCCATCATCGGCACCGAGTCGAACTGCCGTTGGGTGCGCTTCTCGCCAGGCTCGGTCTGGACCACGAAGTCCGCGCGGCGAGGCAGCATCACCTCGCCGAGATCCTGCCAGTGCGGCTCGAACATCCCGCGCGCCGACCTGAAGGTCTGCAAGCGGTCGAGGATGTTGAGAACGAGTGCTTCAGTCATTTGCCTCTCGCCAACGTCGATTTCGCCTCTGGCTTCGCGAGCTTCTGCGTGCCTTTCTTGAGCACGCCGGCCTCTTGCAGCGACGCCGTGCAGATCGCGAACGCGCGCGATTCCGACAGCCCGCGGGCTTTGACCTTCCTCACGCAGGAATCGAGAGCTTTCGGCATGCGGTTACCTCAAGTACGGGTCAGCAGCCTGCCGACATTCGTAGTCAGACCGGCATATTGGCCGGGGGCAATAACGTCGGCAGCAGTCTTGGCGGAAAACGAACGAACAGGCCCCGGCGTGGCCATAACGGAGAGTGCGGTGACTTGCATCAGACGACCACGAAGGTGTCGTTATTCGAAGGCGGTTCGGTCATGGCGGTAACGGTAAACTGGCCGATTCCCCCGACAGCCTCATAATCGGTAATGTCGGTCGCTTGGTCCTTGAGCACGCCGGACGTGAAAATAACGATCCGGCCATTGAAATGATCCGCCGTCGCTTCGGTCACGTCGTCGGCCTGAAACTCGGTTGTCGTTGGCGTGTGGCCATTCGTCGCGGTGTCCACCGTCGCGCGCACAATGGTCCGCGCAGAGGCCGCGAGATCGTTCGCCGCCTCGGCGTTGCCGTTGATCGCAGTCACATCAGCGGTAACCTGGTTCGTGACATCGGTGACCGTATCGACGGCACCAGCAGTCGTATCGATCGATGCCTCGGCCATGCGAGCGTCAAGGATAAGATCGAGGCGTCCGCCGTTTACCCAATCACCCTGAAGTTCGTTAGTATCCGTAAG